TCAGTTGCAGCAAATGTTAATTCTGTTAGAGTTAGGACTTCAGGTGCATTAGCTGCTAGTACAACTGTAATAGTAACAGAAAGCTTTACTACTGTTGTAGGTGCAGCAACATCTAGTTCTAGTGTAACAACAACTGCTGTTGGTAATAGAGTCGCACTTGGGTCAGCAACATCTACCGTTGCAAGTACAACTGCAAGTGCTGGACAGCGTGTTACATTAGGAAGTGCTTGGTCTAATTCTACTTCATCTGTTACATCTGCTTCCCAAGTAATAATTTTGGGTGGTGCAACAATGACCTCATTATCATCAATCACAGCGAATGGTGGTTTTGTACGTTTTGGAGCAGCAACTGCAACATCAACAGCAAATATAATAGCTGAAGGCAGACTTAAATGGTCAGCTATAGCAGAAGGTAGTGAAGTATGGACACCAATAACTAACAATTCAGTAACATGGACAGAAATAGCGGCATGATATTATGGCATTAATACCTCTACAATTACCACCGGGTGTTCATAGAAATGGTACAGATTTCGAGTCTTCTAATAGATGGCGTGACTCAAATTTGGTTAGATGGAGCGATGGCTCACTAAGACCTGTAGGTGGCTGGGATACAAGAAAAGCATCTGCAACAGCATCAGTACCAAGAGCTTTACATGCTTGGGTAGACAATAGTGGTGCATCTGCAATGGTTGCTGGTACACATAACAAACTTATTTATATTAATGCATCAGGTACACTTGCAGACATAACGCCTTCAGGACTTACAGCCGGTGATGTTAACGCAGTCATAAATACTGCTTTTGGTGGTGGGTTTTGGGGTTTAGGTTTTTATGGAGTTACACGACCAAGCTCAGGTGTTTACCAAGAAGCAACTACGTGGGCATTAGATAACTTTGGTCAAAATTTATTAGCGTGTTCATCTAAGGATGGCAAAATATACGAATGGGCATTAAATACATCAGTCCTACCAACAGCTTTAACAAATGCACCTGTCAATAATAAATCAATGCTAGTTACTGAAGAGCGTTTTGTATTTGCTCTTGGCGCAGGTGGTAACCCTCGTAAGGTGCAATGGTGTGATAGAGAAGCAAATACTACTTGGAGTCCTGCGGCAACAAACGAGGCTGGTGATTTTGAATTACAAACTACTGGTCAGATTATGTGTGGTGTTAGAATGCGTGGCAGAACATTAATACTTACTGACACAGATGCACACATAGCTACTTACTCAGGTGCGCCATTTGTTTATGGATTTGAAAGAGTAGGTACTGCTTGTGGAGTTGTATCAAGAAAATCAGTAGTAGCAATAGACCAAGGCGCATTTTGGTTAGGTGCTAACGGATTTTTTATGTTTGATGGTAGTGTTGCTACAGAATTGAAATGTGATGTGCAAGATTATATATTTAAAAATATTTCTAACAACCAAATTAGTAAGGCTTATGCAGTACACAACTCACAACATAGTGAGATATGGTGGTTTTATCCTTCAGCAAGTTCAACAGAAAATGACAGTTACGTGACTTACAACTACATGGAAGGGCATTGGGCAGTTGGCACAATAGACCGTACAGCAGCAGTTGACAAAGGAGTATTTGATTTTCCAATATGGGCAGATGCTAGTGGTAATTTATATAATCATGAGTACGGTTTTGCACATGGCACATACACACCTTATGCAGAGTCAGGCTCTATATCGTTAGGTAATGGTGACCAAATAATGAAAGTTACAAATCTTATTCCTGATGAATTGACTCAGGGCGATGTTAAGGTATCATTTAAGACTAGATTTCATCCTAATGATACTGAAACAACACATGGTTTATATACTTTGTCTAATCCAACATCAGTAAGATTTTCAGGTAGACAAATAAGATTACGTGTTGAAGGTAGTAAATTAGCAGATTGGCGTTCAGGTATTATGCGTATAGAAGCTAATCCGGGCGGTGGACGATGAGTTCACAGTTACCTCCACCACCATTAGGTAATCAATGGAACACGTGGGGTGAACGTATTAATAAGTTTTTAGTAAACACACGAAACAAATTAGAATTTAAAGATGCTGACTCAAAAGCAACACAGGATGGCATTTTAATGTGGGATGAAGCTCAAAACGCTGTTGTTGTAAGTAAAAACGGTGCTTGGGTAAAACTTAAATACGACCCATGAATATAACAGAAGAATTAATGCGTGGTAAAGCTTGGATAGAGTCAGCACTAAAAAAAGGTGGTGAAACGCATGACTTTAAAGACATTGTAGATGGTGTGTTAAGTGGACACATGCAACTATGGATGGGTGCAAACGGATGTGCAGTAACTGAAGTAATCGTGTATCCTAATAAGAAAGTGCTTCATGTATTCTTAGCAGGTGGTGATAAAGGCTATGGAATTAAACAAATTACCGATATGCACGATGATGCAATGGCATGGGGTAAATTACAAGGCTGTGATGGGATGACAGTAGCAGGACGAAAAGGGTGGAAAAAAGTTCTTGAGTCTCGCGGTTGGTCAGAACAGTTTACAACATTATTGAAGGAGTTTTGACATGAGTGGTGGTGGCGGTAAAGGCGGTAAGAAGCAAACAGAGACAACTATACCAAGTTGGATACAACAACCGGCAGAAAGAAATATTAGACGAGCTGAACAAGTACAGCAACTTAAATATATGCCTTACACAGGAGGTCAAGTAGCGGCTTTTAATGAAACACAAAATGCGGCAATGAATAATAACATTGGTGCGGCAAAGGCTTTTGGTTTGTTAGACCCCAATAGCACATTGACTGCTACAAGTGGAATGCCAACTCCAACAACATACGATAATGGCATGAAAGGCTATGGCTCTATCGGACTATACGACCAAGCACTTGCAGAACTTACAGCTAGAGACCCTGCAAACATGGCGGCATATAACAACCTGTTTGGTAATGCTGTACCTGCTAATGTAGCACGTGGAGGTGGAGGCGGAGGTTTTAGAGGAAGTGCTAACTTTGGTGGTCAAGCACAACCTAGAGCAGTAATACCTAATCAAACAAAATACGGTGCTGATAGGTCACCTGCAATAATGGGTGGTAGAGGTAGAAAAAGAACAGGAGGGGCGGCAGATAAAAGACAAAATTATGTCAAAGCTTCTAGTAACTATAATTCGCCCGGTCATCCGAGCAAACGATAGGAGATAACATGGCTAATCAAGGACTACCCGGTGGTCAAACAACACCACCAAACATAAACAGCCTAGCAGCTCAAGGCATTCAAGGTGCAGGAATGGGTACTGCCCAAGGTTTAGGATACAATCCTTTGTCAGTAAACGCTAACCAATTAAGCAACACTAGCTTAACACCATACATGAATCAATTTACAGATGATGTAGTAAAAGCTAATGAAGCTGATATTTTACGAGGCGCACAAATGGGATTAGACCATTTAGGTGCAGAAGCTCAAATGGCAAATGCTTATGGTGGCTCTAGGCATGGTGTTGCTATGGGTGAAATGGGTCGTGGAGTTGCATCACAACTTGCACAATCATCAGCAGGATTAAGACAAGCTGGTTTTCAAAACGCTCAACAAGCGGCAATGAACGACATTAATACTAATTTACAAGGACAAATGGCTAACCAACAAGCTGATTTGTCAGCACAAGGACAAAGATTAGGTGCAGCTAATCAATTAGCAAACATATCTAACCTTGGCTTTGGTATGGGTCAAACTGTCAATAGAAACCTAGCTACACAAGGCGCACAACAGCAAGCGTTACAACAAGCATTGTTTGATGCGGCTAGAAAACAATATGAAGGATTTGTTAATCATCCTGCACAAGGTCTTGGTTATGTAACAGGCGCATTAAATGCTAATCCTGTAAGTAAACCACAAACAGTTACACAAACTAAAACACCGGGTCTGTTTGATTATCTAACTCTAGGAGCTAACGCTTACACCGGTAACCAAGCGCAAGCAACACCGTACTAGGAGCTAAAAATGGCATTAGGATTAGGACAAATACTAGGAGGAGCAATATTAGGAGGCGGTCTCTTAGGTGGCAAAGATGATGACGAGCAACAAGGCATTATGAGCGGCATTTCTAATGTCAGCAACTCATTATTTGCTGGTATGTCACAAGAACAAGTCTACAGATTAGGGCAAGGCTTTAATTCTATGCGTTTAGAGCCTGACCAAGGCATGCACACTAGTTTTGAGAACAGAATTAATACTCTACGTGAAGGTGATGCTAAAACAAAAAACAGAAACGCTACTGTTACAGCTTTATTAGGTATGAAGTCAGAAAACTATCCCAATGGTAGGACAGATTTAGCAGAAATGGTTAAGACAGGAGTGTTACCTGCGGCAGAGGCTATTGCAATGGCAACTAAAGTAGAGCCTTTGTCGGCATTTGCAGAAAAAATGGCATGGCTTAAAAATAATCCGGATGCTACAGCCGAACAAAAAGCATTGGCAGGTATTACAACTGCTGTTGAAACAGAATTTGACAAAAAATTTAAATTGTTTTCAGACGATAGTAAAGATAGTATTTTAACTGCTGAACAAAGAGCTATAGGTATGGAAACCTTGTTAGGTGTAGGTACAACAAAAGACTCTTTCCAAAACAAAGTAGCGCTATACACGCAAATGAAAAAAGATGGCACGTTAACACCTGACATGTTAGAGCTGTTTGGTATTCCTAAAGTACAACAAGCAGAATTTGAAAAGAAAATGAATGAGCTTGAGCTGTTAGCACAACAAAGCGGCATGAAAGAAAACGAATTAATGGATAGAAAGATTGCGCTTGTGTCTAATTTTACTCCGGATGATGGTAAGACCGATTCTATGAAGCTTATGGATTACAGAGCAAAACAAGCAGGACTAGAGCCGGGTACTGAAGATTATCAAAACTTTTTCTTAAATCATGGTCAGGGTAACACAACTATTGATATTGATTTAGGTGCTGACGATGCGGCAAATGCTGAATATGATAAAAAGTTGCAAGCGGCTCTTGTAACACAAGATTTAGCAGATATTGAAGCTGTAAGAAAAGCTCATACAAATATTAAAAAACTAGATGAAGTATTAGGATTAGTGCAATCAGGTAAAGCAAATCTTGGTGCATTGCAAGGCGTTCAACAAAGAATGAATGAACTTGTTGCAAAATTTACTAATATGAAGGAAGCTACAGAAAAAGCTACTAATACACAATTACTAGAAGCGTTGCTTGGAAGTGATGTATTTGGCATGATTGCTATATTAGGAATTGGCGCACGTGGTATTGATACACCGGCAGAAAGAGATTTCTTAATTAAAGTAATGACAGGTCAATTAGAAATGACTCCTGAAGCTTTAAAACAAATGACATATTACAGACGAAAATATTCTAGACGTGTCATTGACGAGTACAACTCACGTTTAGATAGCGGATATTATGACGATTATAAAAGAAGCCGAAAATTAGAAAGAATCGAAGTTGCGCCATTACCGGAATATCAGCCACCACAAGTAGAAAATACAGTAAGCGCAGATAGAGGTAACGAACTTGTCAATAAATACAACTTGAGCGGAAGTCAATAATGCCAACTTATGCAGATTTAATTTTAGCGTTAAATAAAGCAGACCAAGCAGGTAACGTTTCTGATGCTAACGAAATAGCAGGTATTATCAGAGAACTGTATCCTAATGGTGACATTAAAGAAGCTGTAACACCTCAAGAAGTTATAGACCAAGCTTACATAGCAGAAGAAGGTGATAACGTTGCTGTAACACAGCCAATTATGCAAGAAACTGTTACTACTGACCAAATGGGTAACGCTTTAACTAATGATGGTGTAATTAGACAACCTTCGGCATCAGAAAACATAACGCAATCAACTAGACCGCAAGAAGAAGTGATAGCTACACTTGATGAGGCAGGACAGCAAGTAGTTGTACAAACACCTACAGGTATGGCTTACATAGACCAAGCTAATCGTATCGTGTCTAATGATGAAGCAGTTGTTGCGGCGGCTATGGCAATGTCACAAGGTCAAGAGACTGAACATCCAAGCAAAATTTACGCACAAATTGAAGCACAAAAAACATTTACAGACCAACCTGCTAATTATATTGCCGGATTAACTGGAAATATTGTAGAGGGCGGTGTTGGCTTAGGAAGCTATAGAGATGAAACAATGGGTGCTATGAACGATGGTATTAACTTTTTGTATCAACAGGCTACAGGTGGTCAATTCGCAAAACCCGGTTTGCCTGAAAATTTAGTTATGCCCGGTGAAGAAATTGCAGAAAAAGCAAAAAATATAGATGAAGATTTTGACCTTGCTTATCCTAAAAGTGCTATAGCGGCTAATCTTGGTGGTGGATTGTTAACTGGTTATTTAGCAGGCTCAACAAAAACCGCACAAAAATTATATAAATGGATACAAGGATTACCAAAATTATGGAAAGGAGTGGCACTTACTGGTACAGGTGCAGGTATAGGCGGTACAGAAGGATTATTATATGGTTTTGGTGCAGGTGAAGAAGGTAATCGTTTAGGAGAAGCAATA